GAGGTTGTGGTGTAGGCTCACAAGCTACAGCTAACACAATGTTCTTCTTGAATACTGATTACATTTTCTTACGACCACATAAAGAACGCAATTTCGTTCCTATCGGTGGCGAAAGACAAGCGATCAACCAAGATGCGATTGTTAAATTGTATGGTTGGGCTGGTAACCTTACTTGTTCTAACCAATTTTTACAGGGCAAGTTAATTGCTTAAGAAAGGAAAATAATCATGGCTTATTCAGTTCTCCCTATTGCAGGGATTGATTTAACAAACCTAGCAAACACTAACCTTAACTCGGCTGGTACAAGTGTTCCTACTACAGGCCCATTGGGTTTAGAGACTTTTGGTTCAGATGGTTTGCGTTATGTATTTGCAGTAGCTGGTGCAGCTATCACAGCATCACTAGCAACTTGCACAGTAAACGCATCAACTTTTGTGGCAACAGCAAGTGGTGGTACTTATCTAAGTCCAGCAACTGCAATGGCATCAGGTGACTATGGCTGGTTCAGCAAAGCATCTGTGTAAGTAAGTCGAAGGGTTGTCAGAGATGGCAACCTTTCTTTTTTTAAAAACCTAAATACTTGGGAGTTTTAAATGATTGATTCAGATATTCACAACGCAGATTCACGATTAGCAGTTAAGTTTGAAAAGCGAGAAGTTCAAAACGCTGATAGAACATTAGAAGAAGGTAGACCAATCTTTGAAGAAAAGGTCTTTATTAAGATAGTAGTACCAGGCGATTCTCTATCAGAGATTGATCGTCAAGTGTACGAATCAGATAAAAATAGGTTTCCAATACAATGGGCTAATTTTATGAATCGCATAGGCGATGATGCAAGTTACTCAGGTACATCACTAAAAGAATGGCCTTTGATTACTTCAACACAAGCAGAAGAATTGCGAGGAATTAAGTTTCACACAGTTGAGTCTATTGCAATGGCAACTGATCAAAGCATCCAAAAGCTAGGAATGTTGGCAGGAATGTCACCACATACATTTAGAGATAAAGCTAAGGCTTTCTTAAAAATGGCTAAAGAGGGTGCAGATGTAGCACAAAGAGAAGAAGAAATAAACAAATTGCGTGAAGAAAATGATAGAATAAGGCAAGAAACAGATGCAAAGATGTTGGAGATGCAAACTAAGTTTGAATCCCAAATGACATCTCTACTTGCAGCCGTTGGTCAAAAAAGAGGTAGGAAACCAAAAGTAGAGGAATAATATGTCATCGACAATGCTCGAACTCATGCAACAAACATCTAGTGAACTAGGTCTAGTTGCACCAACTTATGTCGCAGGCAATACTCAGCAAGATGTAATTCAGTTATTAGCTTTAATGAATCGTGCTGGTTATAACCTGATTAAAGAATACGATTGGCGAGCATTGCAAAAGGAGTATCGTTTCTACACACAAGCTATTAGTACGACTGGCGATGGTGTAAATGGCTCTTACAATCTGTTAAATGTAGCAAATACAACAGGTTTAAGTGATAAATGGCAAGTAACTGGAACAGGAATACCACAAGATTGTTCTATTGTTTCTGTTGCTGGTTCTACTGTTACGCTTAATCAACCTTTACAAGCGACTAATGTAGGTATAGCACTTACATTTGGTCAAACAAAGTACGATTTACCTTCTGATTACGAGACTATTACTGATAGAACGCAGTGGGACAAAACCAAACATTGGGAAATGCTCGGGCCAGAAGATGCACAGCAATGGCAATGGTTAAAGTCGGGTTATATTTCGACAGGCCCAAGAGTAAGATGGCGAATTTATGGCGAATATTTCAATATATGGCCAATAATGAACACACAGGAGTATCTAGGATATGAATACAGATCAAAAGGGTGGGCTGAAAGTTCAACTGGAGTTGTTAAAAACAGCTTTACTGCTGATACTGACACGACTTTTCTTGACGATACAATCATGGTGCTTGCTACTAAACTCAAGTTTTTCCAAATTAAGAACTTTGATACTACGAGCCTACAACAAGATTACGAAAGGTATCTAAGTGTAGCTAAAGCAAACGATAAGGGTAGTGCTACATTGAGTTTTGCACCTTATCCAAGCAAGGTATTAATAGGATATGCAAATATCCCCGATACTGGATACGGCTCATGATTCCACAAAAGTTTAGGGCTAAGACTGCTAGTATTCCATCACCTATTGGGGGTTGGAACGCAAGAGATTCATTAGCTAATATGGATGCAATGGATGCTGTAACCATGAATAACTGGTTTCCTACACCTACAGACATTACTTTTAGAAAAGGTTACACTAAGTATTCAATAGGTATATCAGGTAAAGTTAATACTTTGATGAATTACTCTAGTCCTACAGGTAATAAACTGTTTGCAGTAGGTACTTCAGTTATTTATGACGCATCTACAAGTACAGCAACAAGCGTATTTACAGGACTTACTAATAATAGACTTCAGTTTGTATCTTTAACTAACTCTGGTGGTAGTTTTCTAATAGCGTGTAATGGTGCAGACCCAGTCTTAGTTTATAACGGAACATTTTGGTCTTATGTAGCTACGACATCGACTGCACAGACTATATCTTCAATAACAAGAAGTGGAACTACAGCTACGCTTACGACAGCAGCTAATCATGGGCTAATAACAGGTAATCAAGTCACAATAACAGGTGCAACAAGTAGCGAATATAACGGAAATTTTAGAATTACAGTTACAGGTGTAACGACATTCACTTATACGATGGCGAGTACCCCTGCAGCTAATGCAACAGTCGTGGGAACATACACAGTTTTAGGGATTACAGGAGTTAATTCAAATACATTTATAGGAGTTAATCTCTTTAAAAACAGACTGTATTTTACGCAAAAAGACAGTTTAAATTGTTGGTATATGCCTGTTCAAAGCATCGGTGGTGCAGCAAGTCAGTTAGATTTCGGTAGTATTGCAAGAAATGGTGGCTACTTACAAGCAATGGCAACATGGACAATAGACGCTGGTGAGGGTGCAGACGATTACGCTGTATTTGTTACATCTAATGGTGAAACAATCGTTTATTTAGGTACTGATCCTAGTAATGTAGCGACATGGGCATTAAAAGGAGTATGGCAATTAGGTCAAACATTCACTAGAAGATGCTTTTTTAAGTGGGGTGGTGATGTTCTATTACTAACTCAAGATGGACTTGTACCACTTGCTAGTGCTTTACAATCATCAAGACTAGACCCTAGAGTTAATCTAACAGACAAGATTTACTATGCTGTAAGTCAAGCAGCTAGTTCTTTCTCAAGTCTACCTAATTGGCAGATTTCGTATTACGCTGGTGAGAATATGCTTATTTTGAACATTCCGACAGATGTTGGGATGCAACAATATGTCATGCACACAATTACAAAGTCATGGGGACAATTTACAGGCATTGAGGCTTATACCTTTCAGATGAGCAATCAAGATATGTACTTTGGTGGCGATGGCTATGTAGGTAAGTTTTGGGACACATTCGCAGATAATGGTGCGAATATAACAGGTCAAGTTCAACAGGCATATAGCTATTTCGAGACTAGAGGGCAACAAAAAAGATTCACAATGGTAAGACCTATGCTATTGACAGATAATGGTGTACCGACTGTTTTATGCAATGTATCGACAGACTTTCAAGAACAGAATAACTTAGGTGCAGTACAGTTTAACCCTGGTGCTTATGCAATAGGTAAGTGGGATACAGCGTTATGGGATCAAGCAACATGGGGTGGAACATTGACAATTAACAAAGATTGGCAAGGAGTAACAGGAATAGGTTACTGTGCAGGGTTAAATTTAAGTATTGCAAGTCAAGGAATTGAAGTGCATTGGACATCTACCGATTTCGTAATGGAAGCTGGTGGAGTTATATAGTTTTTTAAGAAAATCGAGTATAATCGTTAAAACCGATAACTTGGTTTCTTTTAACAGGAGAGAGTTATGGGTTTATTTGATCAAGCGACATCACAGCCACAACAAGGCTTAATGGGGTTAGGACAACAACCTCAACAAGGGCAACCTCAAGATAGTTTTACAATGGGAATGCCTCAATATAATCTTGGGTATAATCCTCCTCAAATAGAATATGGTGTACCTTCTGAAAGCAACCCTATTGGTAATAGTACATTAGGACAACAACCTAAAGGCTACAACCAGTTTGGTAATTTTATGGGACAACAACCACAAGCAATGCAATCTATGCAACCGATGCAAGGACAACCTGTAAATACTCAAACTGTGCAACCTAATTTCATGGGTCAAACACCTTTTGGACAACCACAAACAGGTCAATTTACTTCTACCAACCCTTTTGTTCAAGCTGCACAAGCTAATGCTCAAGGGAATATTGCTGGTGCATTACAAGCAACTGCAGCGAATCGTATCAATCAACAGACACCATACGGAAGTCTACAGTATCAACAAACAGGTACAGATGCACAAGGTAATCCTATTTGGAGTGCTAATCAACAGTTAAGCCCTGAGTTACAACAACTTACTCAAAGTTCATTAGCTGGTTTACAAGCATCGCAAGCAAATCCGATGTATGGAATTAACCCTGGCGATACTTATTCCAATGCAATCATGCAAAGGTTAGCACCACAACAATCTCAAGCAAGAGAGGCTCTTGATGCACAGTTAGCTAATCAAGGCATTATGCCTGGCTCTGAGGCTTATAATCGTGCAAAAGTATTGCAAGGTCAAACTCAAAATGATGCTTTAACAAGTGCTATTGTTGGTGGTATGCAAACAGGTTTACAAGCACAAGGACTACAAAATACCACTGCAGCGAATATTCGTAATCTAGCAACACCAGGCTATGTAACTCCTTTTAATCAAGCAACAGTAGCAGGACCTGATTATCTAAGTGCATATACAAGTCAAAACGCTACAGATATTGCAAGAGCAAACGCTGAAGCAGCACAAAAATCAGCTATGTTAAGTGGTTTAGCAGGGTTAGGCTCAAGTGCAATCTTAGGTGGAACAGGTGCTAATAGTGCATTAGGTGGATTATTAGGATTAGGTGCAAGTGGTGCAAATGCTTTATCTAACTCTGGTTTATGGTCATCATTATTCGGTAATAATGCACCAGCTATTACAGGTGATACTAACTTTTTAAATAGCATAGGTTTAGGTGGTTCAACTTATGGATCAGGAATCGGTGGTATGACTACCGATCCTTTAGCAGGTTTATATACAAATTCAATGACTCCTGTTGAAAACGCAGATTATATAAATAATTTGTTTGACTGGGGAATGTAATTGAAAGCTAGTCAAATCATAAAAGCTGATTATGAAAGATTGGGCAAAGACCCAGTTAAGCCTTTGGCTGCTCTTACTAAGCTAATTCAGAGCAAAGGTGCAATCTTATTACAAGAAGGCGATACAGTTCTTGTTTTAATTAATATAGGTGAAAAAGCAGTAGAACTACATATATTTACGCAAGAAAGTCCTATACGAGTAGCAAAAGCAATGATTCAGTTTATTAAAAAGATACGCAACACAGACTTAGAAACAGTTTATGGTTCAGATGTACAAGAACAAACATTAGATTTATTAAGCAAATTAGATGTCGAAGTAATGCCTAGTGACAATCCTAAATACAAATGGATGGCTAAAGTATGAGATATAACCACGAATCGTATTTACCTTTAGGTGCTTTTCAACCAACATTAGGCAAGATTAAATTGTATGGTGGTGGTGGAGGAGGAATCTTAGATGATTTTTCTGATGCTATAGGCACAGGTGGTGGCGATCAAGGTTTGCTTAATTCAATTGATGAAGGTGTGCAATCAGTAGGTGGTGGACTAGCAGAAGTAGATGACTTTGTAAACGAAGAAATCCCTGGTGGTTGGGTATTGCCTGCAGTAATAGCAGTAGCAGTAGTAACAGGTTATGTTGATCCTACATTATTTGCATCAACAACTACAGGAACAGCAGGATTAACTGCAGCCGAAACAGCAGCATTAACAGAATCAGCAGCATTAGCAGATACAGCAATGGCTGGTGCTGGAGGAGTAGGTGCTGGTGCTACAGGTGCTGGAACTGTAGGTGCAGGATTAACAGTCTCTGAAATGGAGGCATTAAACGCATTAGCACCTGAAACAGGGACATCAATCGGTAGTGGAACAACAGTAGGTGGTGGTGCTGTAGGAGGTGAGCAATTAGGCACATTTCAAATGGGTCAAGGCACAAGTTTAAGTGCAGATGCCTCTACTAATCCATTAAATCCTTTTTATAACACAGCAAACCCTGAAGTATCAGCTAATTTTAATACAGTAAGTAACTTAGTTGGTGGTGGTGCAGAGTCTAATTTAACAGCATTAAATCAACTTGCAAGTAATCCTTTATTACCTATAGGTAGTGGTGGTATAGGTGGTGCAGAGTTAGGTAGTATAGGTTCTATTTTAGGTACAGGCGAAGGTTTAGGACAACAAACATTAGGACAAGTATTAGCACCTACAGGTTTAAGTGGTGTATCAGTACAAGATTTAGCATCTGATAAACCTGTTTATTCTTCTAATTTAAACACGACAGATGCGTTAAGAGCAGCTAATACACTTAGAAAATTACTAACAACACAAAAAACACAATTAACGCAACAAGCACAAAAAACAGCATTACAAAACGCACAGAATACGCAACAACAAACAAACATGGCAAATATGCTAAGAGGTGCTCAGTTACCACAAACAGCATTACCATCTA